TGGATTTATTGCGGGAAAAGAAGCGACAGAAGAAAAGGCGTCTATCGAAAAATATAAGAAAGAATACGCCGACTATTGGAAAGAAATTATCGGAACAGATGGTGATTTTGATTTAAAAGAAGAAAGAGAACAGTCATAATTATACACCAATACAAGTGATAAAAACATTATTAGTCGATGGGAATAACCTCCTTAAGATTGGATTTCATGGGGTAAAAGATTTTTATCATGACGGTAAACATATTGGTGGTATATGGCATTTCCTAAATACTATTAGAAGATTTATTGAAGAACAAAATTTTGATAAAGTAGTTGTATTTTGGGATGGAGAAGACAATTCTTTAAGTAGAAAACTTCTCTATCCAAGATACAAAGAAAATCGTGCAAAGGAAATTAATGAGTACAAAGAGAGTTCCTTCCAATCCCAAAAAGAACGAGTAAAACAATATTTAGAGGAGATGTTTATTAGACAGATAAACATTACTAACAACGAGTCCGATGATTTAATCGCATACTATTGTCAGATTTCTCACAACGAATTTAAAACCATTTTTTCGTCAGATAAAGACCTTACACAACTTATTTCGGATAAGGTGAGTGTCTATTCCCCATCGGCAAAACAAACGTATAAGAACGGGGATAAAATCAAAATCTACGACTATTCCATCCCACATGAGAACGTAAAAACCTATAAAATATTGGCAGGAGATAAATCCGATAATATTGATGGGATTTATTATTTAGGTGAAAAAACTTTAATTAAATTATTTCCTGAGTTACTTGACGAAACGGTTAATATAACCGACATTTTAACAAAGGCGGAAAGATTGTTATCTGAGGATAAAGATAATACAGTATTAAAAAATCTTCTATCAGGAAAAACAAAAACAGGAATTTACGGAAACGAATTTTTTGAGATTAATGAAAAAATTGTAGACTTATCAAACCCACTAATTACCGATGAAGGTAAAACACTCGTAGAATTATATTACACAGAATCTTTAGACCCAGATGGGAGAGGACATAGGAATATCATTAAAATGATGATGGAAGATGGATTCTTTAAATTTTTACCTAAAGGAGATAATAATTGGGTAAACTTCTTAACCCCATTTTTAAAATTAACAAGAAAAGAGAAGAAAAATTATAAAAAAAAATAATAATGATTATGAAAGACCAAGAAACAACAAAGTTAGAATTTTTAATGATGGTTAACAACAACATCATCGTCCAACGATTTTTTAATGTAAGAAATTATATCCCTGAGGCAAAAAACTCACTTGAGTTTTATGAATACCTTTATGAGTTAAAAGGGATTTTAGAGCACGATTTAAAAATGAAGGCGACGACTTATTTGTTGGATAATTCTTACGAGATTAAACAGAACCCAATGATGCTTGAAACATCAAATACTGACGGTCCTGAACATTTTAACATTTTTATTAAGGACGGAGATATGACAATTTGTCATAGACAGATGGACGCAAAAATCTTCCCACCAAAGATAAGATACACCGTAGACATACGCCCGCACATAAAAAGTATACTTTCGGAATTAACTGACATTTTTTCAACTGAAAATTTAACATACGAGTACCTTGGAATTCCGACTAAGCCTTAATATTTATCTTAAACAATACTAAAAACACATGGCATCAAACAAAAATTTTGATTATTTAGGGAGTACTTTTCAGATACAGTTATTAAACCAAATCATCGTGGATAAAGACTTTTCAAGGTCAATTATCGATGTAATTGAGAATAATTATTTTGAAAACAAATACTTTAAGATAATCATTCAAATGATAAAGGAGTACTACTCCAAATACGAACACACCCCAACGTTTGATACTTTAGAACAAATTACAAAATCAGAACTACAACAAGAGTTGGCGTCTAAAATTGTGTTAGATACTTTAACAAAAATTAAAGACGCTCCAACCGATGGACAAGAATTTGTTCAAGAGAAATCGTTAAAATTCTGTAAACAACAAGAGTTACAGAAAGCGATTACTAAGGCTCAAAAAGTGATTGACGGGGGAGAGTTTGAAAACTACGATACTTTGGAAACACTTGTTAGACAAGCGTTACAAGTAGGGGAGAGACAAGATGGTACGGAAGACGTTTTTAATAACTTAGATGAGGTTTTAAACGAAGATTATAGACATCCAATACCAATGGGTATTCCAGGTATTGATAGACTCTTAAAAGGTGGTTTAGCACGAGGGGAAATCGGTGTAATATTAGCACCAACAGGTGTTGGTAAATCAACATTGTTAACTAAAATCTCAAATCACGCATTTAATTTAGGGTATAATGTTCTACAAATATTTTTTGAGGACAACCCAAAAATCATTCAAAGAAAACACATCACATTATGGACAAAAGTACATCCTGACGAATTAACTATAAAGAAAGAAGAAGTAATGGCTAAAGTCAAAGAGATTAAAGACTCTATGGAGAATAAGTTAATACTTAAAAAATTACCATCGGATACTGTAACTATGTTACAAATCAAAGGACAAATCAGAAAAATGATTGCTGACGGTATTAAGATTGACATGGTATTACTTGATTATATTGATTGTGTGGTACCTGATAAAAATTTAGGTGACGAATGGAAATCTGAAGGTTCTGTTATGAGAGCATTTGAATCAATGTGTCATGAGTTGGATTTAGTTGGATGGACCGCAACTCAGGGTAATAGAAGTTCAATCTCTTCTGATGTGGTAACTACAGACCAAATGGGTGGTTCTATCAAAAAAGCTCAGGTTGGGCACGTAATCATTACCGTGGCTAAATCTCTACAACAAAAAGAAATGAAATTGGCGACTATAGCAATAACTAAATCAAGAATCGGTGATGATGGTGTTGTATTTGAAAACTGTAAATTTGATAACGGTATGTTAGATATCGACACAGAATCGTCAGTAACATTCTTAGGTCTTGAAGAACAGACAGAAGAAAGAAATAGACAACGAATCAAGGATTTGATTGATAAAAGAAAAGAAAGAGAAAAACAATAACCAAAAAAATAAAAAAAATTAGTAGAACTATGGACGCATCACAAAAGATTTTATCGGACTTAACAGTTTATATGAAGTATGCAAAATTTGTACCTAAATTAAACAGACGTGAAACTTGGAAAGAGTTAGTAACCCGAAACATAAACATGCACATTAAAAAATACCCATCTCTTGAAAATGAGATTAGAGAGGTATATAAATTCGTGTATGATAAGAAAGTATTACCATCAATGAGGTCAATGCAATTTGGTGGAAAACCGATTGAAATATCACCAAACAGAATTTATAATTGTGCTTATTTACCAATCGACCAGTTGGACGCATTTTCCGAATCAATGTTTCTATTGTTAGGGGGAACAGGTGTTGGTTACTCGGTACAAAAACACCATGTAGAAAAATTACCTGAAATTAGAAAACCAAGTGAGAATAGAAAAAGACGATACTTAATTGGTGATTCAATCGAAGGATGGGCAGACTCAATTAAAGTATTGTTCAAGTCTTATTTTGGGGAACAAGTATCAACGCCTGATTTTGATTTCTCAGACATTAGACAGAAAGGGGCCCAACTTGTAACCTCAGGAGGTAAGGCTCCAGGACCTCAACCACTTAAAGATTGTTTACATAAATTAAAAGGAATTTTAGAATCAAAACAAGACGGAGATAAATTAACACCTATTGAAGTTCATGACATGGTTTGTCATATCGCAGATGCAGTTCTTGCGGGAGGAATTAGACGAGCAGCGTTAATTTCATTGTTTAGTGCTGATGACCAAGAGATGATTTCATGTAAGTCAGGTAATTGGTGGGAAATAAATCCACAAAGAGGTAGAGCAAATAACTCAGCGGCGTTATTAAGACATAAAATTACCCAAGAATTTTTCATGGATTTATGGAAACGTATTGAGGCTTCAGGAGCAGGTGAACCAGGAATTTATTTTACAAACGATAAAGATTGGGGAACAAACCCTTGTTGTGAAATCGCACTAAGACCTAATCAATTTTGTAATTTATGTGAAGTAAATGTTTCTGATATTGAATCGCAAGAAGATTTAAATAATCGTGTTAAGGCAGCATCGTTTATTGGAACACTACAAGCGGGTTACACTAACTTCCATTACTTAAGAGATATTTGGAAAAGAACGACTGAGAAAGACGCGTTAATCGGTGTTTCTATGACGGGAATCGGTTCGGGAGTTGTTTTAGGTTATAACATGAAAGAGTCGGCAAAAATTGTTAAAGAAGAAAACGAAAGAGTTGCTAAATTAATCGGTATTAATAAATCGGCAAGAACTACAACAGTAAAACCTGCGGGAACAACCTCATTAACTTTAGGAACATCTTCAGGAATTCATGCTTGGCATAATGATTATTATATCAGAAGAATTCGTGTTGGAAAAAATGAATCTATTTACCAATATTTGAATAAGAATCACCCTGAATTAGTTGAAGACGAATATTTCAGACCTCACGATACCGCAGTAATTTCAGTGCCACAAAAGGCTCCTGAAGGAGCGATATTAAGAACAGAAAGTCCGTTTCAATTATTGGAAAGAGTTAAAAAAGTAACTCAAGAGTGGGTTAGACCAGGACATAGGGGTGGTTCGAATCTACACAACGTATCGGCAACAATTAGTTTGAAGGCGGAAGATTGGGATTTGGCGGGAGATTGGATGTGGAATAATAGAGATTTCTATAATGGATTATCTGTATTACCACATGATGGAGGAACGTATATTCAAGCACCGTTTACTGATTGTACTAAAGAAGAATTTGAAACAATGATGACTAAGTTACAATCAATTGATTTAACTAAAGTTGTTGAACATTCTGATGAAACAAATCTAAGTGGCGAAATTGCTTGTGGGGCGGATGGATGCGAAATAAAATAATTTTTAAAATAGAAAAGGTAAAACAATCACGACACTTGTCGTGATTTTTTATTTTATATCTATTCACCGAAAATATTGTAACACTATATTTATGATTAATGGCAGAAGGAAAAACATATGGAGTTAACTTCCCTTTTAGAGATTCTTTAAAAGGCAATTATCTTTCTTTATCACAAGATGGTGATGAAGAGGTCAGAGCAAATTTAATTCATTTATTATTAACGAGAAAAGGTACAAGATATTATTTACCTGATTTTGGAACAAGACTTTATGAATATATTTTTGAACCTATGGATGGTCCGACATTTTCAGACATTGAAGCGGAAATAAGGGATTCGGTTTCTGAATATATACCAGGAATCACTATAACAAAAATAAGTGTAACTGACGCGTCTAATGAGGAAGAAGATAAAGGAACCTATGTCCAAGGAGACGTAAGAGTTTATCGAGTTCCTGGTATAAGTGAGAAAGAACATACCGCTAAAATTAAAATTGATTATATAATCACAGATTCGGTATTTAATCAGAGTGATTTTGTAATTATTAATATTTAATAATATATGGGCAATAAAAAAATATCGTATACAACAAGGGATTTTCAGTCAATAAGAACTGAATTAATTAATTTTACCCGAACATACTATCCCGAGTTAATTGACAATTTTAATGATGCGTCAGTGTTCTCAGCGTTATTGGACTTAAACGCCGCAGTTAGTGATAACTTACAATTTAACATTGACCGAAGTATTCAAGAAACTGTTTTACAATACGCC